TTCCGCACGTCGATCTGGCCGTTCGCGCCCGGTGCAAGGCCACCGGTAGCCGAGTTTCCGCCGATGCCGCTGACGACACCGGACTTGAAGAGGTTGCCGTACAAGTCGGGCAACTCCTGCATCCGCTTGACCGCGTTCTCGGGCGTGCGCTGGGTCATCACCGACTCGCCCGTTTCGAGGTCGACGTCGGCGAAGTCGATCATGGGCTCGAACTCGCCAAGCCCCCGCCCCTTCTCGTCGGTCGTCTCGACCATCTTGGTCATGGGGCGTAGCAACGCCAGAACCTGAGACGGGTTGTATGCCTCGTGCGAGACGGCGGCGTCCTGGAGCGCCCGAGAGATCGTCGACTCCATGTAGCGGCGCTGCCAATCCTCGGCCTGCTTCTCGGCGTCGGTCAATCGCTCGCCGTAGTCCTCTTCGAGCTTCTTCCGCTCGTGCGCCGCCTGCTGTTCTTTCGTGCGGTACTGTGCGCGGAGGTTTTCGAGCGACTCCTCCAGCTTGTTGCGTTCGTCCTTGCTGAGGCTCTCGTTCTCCAACAACTCCTGGTACGACGTCTCCAGCGTCTCGTACTTCTCCTGGCGCTTGCGGCGGTCGACCGCCAGGAACTTGTTGACTTCCTCCTGGGTGAACGTCCGATCGCCGCCTTGGTCGCCTTGACCGCCATCGCCTTCCTCTTGGTCGGCATTGTCGGTCTGGCCGCCATCGCTGCCGCCTTCGCCTTCGTTGTCGTAACAGGTCGCCAGCGGGTCACAGAGGTACAGGTCGCACAACATGATTCGTTCCTTTCTCAGGAAACCCTACTCAGTCGAATGGCGTCGTCGTCCCGAAGGAACGGTCGCAGGTATCGCCACGCCAGAGCGTTGGGGATACCATTGACAATGTGTTCGATCGGGACATGGGCGCGGGAGTAGGTTGTCCGCACCGACGCATAACCCTGGGAAACGATCCCCAGGTTTTCCAATTCCAGTTCCGGGTCCTTGCCGTCGAGCAAGGAATGAGCGATCTCATAACATGCAATCCGTATCGCCTCGGGAACCTCGGTGTCGGCACCGCGAGGAAACTCCAATACTTGCTCGGCCTCGGCCGCGCGGATCGCCTCATCGCTTGCACCCGAGCCGAGTGCATGGACCGAATGCTTGCGGCCCTTGAAGTTCAGTGTGTCGATCACGAGTGTCGCTGCACGCAACGCCCTTGGACGATCAATCGGCTTTGCCTGCGACCATGCGTGCTCGTGCAGCCGCATGGCAAAGTAGTCCGCCGCTTCCTGGACCGAACCGTAGGTCTCTTGCGAGATTCCCTTGGGTTTGGGAGGGTCCACGGGATGCGGAGGACTCGCTGGACCGATTTTCAACACCTCGGTGCTATCGAATGGAATCCCGTAGATTATTCCGCTCGGCGCGAGGACGGCACCTTGCCATTTATAGGTCCCCACGAGATTCCCGAAGGTCGACACGGTTTCGATGACGGGATCGATCTTCAACACCCCAGCGGCATTGTAAGGAACCGCGTAGATACAACCGTTGGAAGCCAAGACGCCGGCGTTCCACTTGTTGGTGCCGGGAAGGTTGCCGAAGGTGGATGTGGTGTCGGAGGCGGAGTTGATTTTCAGCACCCGAGCGCTGTCTCTCGGAATCCCGTAGATGAGCCCATTCGGCGCCAGGACGCCGAAGGCCCATTTGTTTGTCTCAGTCCCCACGCTGCCGAAGGTGGTTGCCGTGTCACCGGTGGGATCGATCTTCAATACCTCGGCGTGGTTTTTCGGAATCCCATAGATGCAGCCGTTGGGCGCCAGAACACCGTCAAACCATTTGTAGGTTCCTGCGAGGTTGCCGAAAGTGGTTACCGTGTCGGTGGCGGGATCGATCTTGAGCACTTCGGTGCTGTTGTACGGAATCCCGTAAATGCAGCCGTTCGGTGCCAGAACGCCGCCGAGCCATTTGCTTGTTCCCGACAGACTGCCGAACGTGGATATCGTGTCGGTGGCAGGGTCTATCTTCAGGACCGCAGCGCTGCTGAATGGAATCCCATAGATGCAGCCATTCGAGGCCACAACGCCCGCAATCCATTTGTGTGTCCCGGCCAGTCCCCCAAACAGGGATGTGGTGTCGGTGGCGGGATCGATCTTCAACACCTCGGTGCTGTTGTACGGAATCCCGTAGATGCAGTCATTGGGAGCCAACACGCCGCCGACCCACTTGTACGTTCCCGCAAAACTCCCGAACGCGGATAGGGTGTCAGTCATCGACTGGCTCCTTCCCCACACCACGAGTGCGGTCTGTCGTCGTGTCGCGCAACGTGTTGTCTCGCGATTCGGCTTTCTCCTCACTGCCGGCCCCGGCCGGGTCGGCCGAGAGGTCTTTCACACCCCGTACAGCCGGGTCGGTGCCACCGTTGCTACCATCCTTGCTCTGAGCCGCCGCGATGCGAAGGATGCGGGCTGTGTGGTCCTCACGGGCGGCCTGGTGCTCGTCATCGTCGAAGCCGAGGGCGACGGAGGCCGTCTTCTCGCCGACCAGCCCGGCGTTCTTGGCGTCGATGATGATTTTGGGATCGCTGGTGGTGTAGTGCGAAACGTCGATCTCGCGATGGATGCGTTCGATCCGCTCGACACTCACCTTGCCGGCCAAGAGCACGGTGACGATGTTTTTGGCGATCTCGCGTTTGACCGTTCGGCCGGGCATCTTGTGCATCAGCTTCGCCAGCTTGTCGGCCTCGTCGATCCGCTCCTCGTCCGACTTCAGACTGTAACGGTCCGGGTACTTGACCGTGGCGACGTTCCGGCGAGCCCGTCGTCGCTCTTCGTAAGCCGCCCAGAACTCGGCGATCCGCCGCTCGGCGCTTTCGAGAACCAGGCCGATGTACGAGAGGCCCGCTTCAAGGCCCTGGTTGTCCATCTGCTTCGATTCGGCCGACGCGCGGGTCGCCAGGTTGACCACAGCCAGGTTGACCAGCTTGCGAACGTCTTCCTCCAACTTGGCCTGGAGCTTGAGGCTGGCTTCGAGCGGCTCCGAGGGTGGCGCGATGAAGGCGGGCGCGTTGGCCTTGATGTCGTAGGCCCGGCCTTGCGTCGATCCGACCTTGATGTCCGTGTCGGCCGCGCCCTGACCGCCCTGCGTGGCCGTGCCGTCGGCGCTGGCCGCGACCTTCAGGTGGCCGCCCACCGCTCGCAGGTCGCGTTGTTCGACATAGAACGGGAAGTTGGCCTTCAAGGCATGGTTGACGTCGCTGGAGCCGAGGTTCAGAAGTGCGATCTGGTGCTGGCATACGTCCTTGATAAGGCTGTCGCCGATGTCGAGCATCACGAACGGGATGCGGTCCAGTTCGAGTTGCAGCGGGCCGGCCGTGTTGCCGTCGCGATCAATCGGCTTGCCGTCGGTGTCGTACAACTGGAGGTTGACCTTGCCCGTCGCCTCGTCGATCCACAACAGTCGATACCGTTGGAACGTCCGCGTTGGCAGGCGGTTCGCTCATCGCAGTCGAGGCACGAGTCTCGCAGAAGGAGCGATTGGAACTCAGACGGTTCCTCGGGTTTCAAGCAGGCCCACGACAGAATGTCTTCGACCTGGTAGCTGTAGAGGTACGGCCGTCGTCCGGTGGCGTCCGCCAGCGTACCGATCCCTTCGACGACCGGATGGTCCACGTACACACCCACGCGGCCCATCACCAGCAGGTCGGTTAGCACCTTCATGCCGAGGAAGGATGTCATCGTCGCGCACCGGCGATCGACGCCGCCTTCCAGTCCGGCCACGGCCTGCATGTAGGCAGGACTGCCGCCGGTGCGGATGACGTCACTCATCCTCTGGTAGATCGAATTGCGGATGTCGTTCACGGCCGCCTTGGCAAACGCCGGGATCGGCGTGACCGCCCTGCGGCTGTTGAAGTCGCTGCGTTCCTCGCGGGCACTGAAATGTTCGAGGTACTGGTCGCGAAACTCGTCCCCGCCCTTGTGCGTCACCCGCCACTTGGCCCAGTCCGCCATGCAGGACAAGTAGTTCGGGTGCCGGCTGTCGATGATGTTGTGCGAAGACGTGCTTTTCATCGTGAACTCGTTACAGGAACGACTTGATGTCCTGGTTGGTCTCTCGGGCCGCTACCAGCGGCAGCGCGATCTCGGCGTAGGTTCGGGCATGGGCAAAATGGTCCGGGCCGGTCGAAACGAACGTGGCCACCACGTTACTGCCGCTCTTGGCTTGCTGGTCCTTCTTCGTGTCTTTCTTCTCGCGCTCGTAGGTTCGGACAGGCGCTTTCAGGTGTTCTTGGTATTCACGCGACACGTCGCGCGGAAGGATGATCCGTCGTGGCTGGCGGAACCGGCCGAGTGACGCACTGAGCCAGTTGGTCCGATCGACCGTGGCAAGCGGTGCCCCGTCGCCGTCGTCCGTGATCGCGATTTCCTTGGCTGTCACGCCCCGGCGATACCGGCACAGCCACACGTAGCCGGGGAACCGCTTGGCAAACCGCCTCGCTTCCATCGGCCAGGGATCGGCGTCGATCACGCAAGCCAGCACTTGCCACTCCCGCATCAGTTCGTCGAGCCGCTGGTCCCACTCGTTCTCGTAGAACTTGCCCTCCCACAAGACCTTGGCCGTGGCCGCTACGTTCAAGTCCTGCGAGTAGCGATCGAAGAACCACTCGCAGACCTCGACATAACTCCACTTGCCCTGATCGACGCCCATCGTGATGATTCGTTCGCCGCCGATCTCTGGCCTGGCATCGTCCTTGGTGTGATTGCGGACGCACGTAGCGAGATCGTCGTCGGTGACCTTGGCCCCGTCGCCGATGAACCGAAGACCGAGCTTCGAGTTGTGGAATTCCTTGTTGGCCAACTCGTCGCCGAAGCCACGGAAGTAGGCCACGACCAGTTCGCCGGGCGTGACGGTGAAACTGTACAACTGGTTGACGTGAAAGCCGCGAATGTCCGGGTTGGCATTCTTGGCCGTCACATTCCACGTTCCCGTGCCTAACCAATCGGGCTTCGTTTCGTGAACGAGCTTCCCTTTGCATTCCTTGCACTTGAGGAACGATTCGTGACACCGAACGTCGGCGACGTGCTCGCCGATGATCTCGATGCAGTCGGGCCACACGAACTCGGTCCACCGCGAACAGCACGGGCACTGAAAAACGAAGTGCTCCTGCGTACTCGTCATGTAGAGCTTGTGAATGCCGTAGTTCGGGATGGTGGGTGTCGAGATTCCCCAGACGTGCTTGTGGACCTGGCCCGAAAGCCGCTCCAAGGCAAGCCATATCTGCTTCTGATCCATCTCGTCGATCTCGTCCAAGAACAATTCCGAGACGGGAATCGACTTCAGGTTGCTGTCGCCACGCGAGCCACGAATGTAAAGGGTGTTGGTCCCGGCCTGTTTCAGGTTGACCGTGTTCGTGTCGGTGAAAATCTCGGCCAGTTTCGGGCTCAAGGCCAAC